TATTATATTTATAAAATAAAATTAAATAGAGCGTATACAGTATATTGTATACAATATTCAAAGGAGATGATAAAAATAAAAGTAGAAGCAAAGGATATTCCGTATATTCAAAAATTTATGACTGAATTTTGGAAAGCTATAAAAGATTTCTATTCAGCCGAACTTACAGACGAATATTCTAAGCAGGCCACTGATCGTCTGATAGAGCTTGGAGAGTATGCGGAAATGTGTCCTGATGATAATGATAAACAGTTTATTAAGAATTGTCTAGTTGCTTTTAATAAGTTATTAGATTCCAAACAGAGGGAAGTGAGAAAGAATGTACAACACTAAGAACAAATACGAACAGGGACAGGCACTTAGAAAAGAAATCTACATGTATGTAGTAAGCTACTTTAAACTTGTTGGATATGCACCATCGGTCAGCGAGATCTGCGAGAAAGTAGACGCAAGCAGAGCTACCATCTGGAGACATTTAAACCAGCTTATTGATGATGGGTTGCTTAAAACAGCACACCCGAGTACTGATAGAGCCTATGCTCCGACAGGATACGGGTTCGGAAAGGTGAAGAAATGAATAAAATGCGAGAGTATGAACGCGGGAGAGAAGATGGTCTTGACCTTGCTAGACGAATCACCAGAGAGGGCGGTCTTGAAGCCCTCGAAAAGGAATGCAGATTCAGGGGAGTAACAGGAATACATACTTCCCTGGCAAGAAAGGATCTGGACAAAGCATCTGAGAAGATCAAACAGCTTGTATCTGAATGCTGCGTGATCATGGCGATAGCTGTCCTGCATGATGAATTTGGATTCGGTCAGAAAAGATGCCAGAAGTTCATGGCAGGCATGGACAAAGCTTCGGACTATATCAATCAGGGCTTGGCTGAATGGATTGATTATGTGCAGGCTATCAAGGAAGAACTAGGAATTGAATTAAGCTTTTCAGGAGAAATAAAAAGTCATGCAGAATAACGGGCAGGTAGCATTTGGCTAAATGAAAGTAGGACGAGAAATGAAAATTAAGTTAAAAGAAATCAGCAGAGGCGATTTAAAGGTAGGAGATACCGTTGGAATTGCCAGAACGGTGAATTGCGGGTGGTTATCGACGTTCCGACATAGAAAAATTATTCCGGTTAAGATTACAAGAATCACTCCAAAAAGAACCAAGATCGAAACAGATATATATGAAGAACATGGAAAAAGCGAAAAGTTTTACGAATACGATGAAAATGCCAGAAAAGAAAATGAACTGGCAGAGAAATTTGTTTTGATAAGAGATATGGAGTTTGAACTTAATCAGTTTGAAAACAAATATGGACTGAAATGGATGGACGACGAAGATATTCTTGAGATGGCTGATTATGTAGAAAAGATAATGAAAATTTTAGACAGATACAGAAAGTGATAACGAATCCTCGGCAAACCGAGGTTGTATCAAAATTAGAATGGTGAATTGATACATAAATAATACAGAAATCATGGAGGACTGCACAATAGCGTGTCAGTTGCTTACATGGGGAAAGTGAGGATGAAAATGGAGAAATTAAAACCTTGTCCGTTTTGTGGAGAAGAGGCGCAAATTTTTACCGATGATGAAATGGGATATTTAGGTAATGCTCAGTATCTTGTAAGATGCGGTAACTGTCTTTGCGGTACAGGACATTATAACAATCCCGAATATGCAATAGAAGCATGGAATAAAAGAGCGAACAACGAGGAGGACGCAAAATGTTAATCAGAAGTCAGAATAAGGAAGTTTTAGCTACACTTGAACTTTTATTCGATATCGAAGTTTCGGGTGGAGTAATAAGTGCAAGAAGAGATATGAGTTGGTGCTGCTTGCTCGGAGAATATTCCACCAAAGCAAAAGCCATGAAAGTACTGGATATGATTCAGGAAGCCTATATGAAATTCGAAGCATCAAAAATCATCAGTACAGGATTAGCTGGTGCGACGTACACGGGAAGTTATGATACTCCTGAAAGCGTAGCTGCTGGAATTAAAGTGCTAAAAGATTATACGGAATTAATAAGAGAATCAGTGGTCTTTCAGATGCCAGAGGATAGTGAGGTGAAAGCATGACAAATGAGATGAAAAGGAAAAGAATTTCAAAATCTACGAGAGAGCAAGCGTATAAGAAATGCAATGGACATTGTGCATATTGCGGATGTGTACTTGACTATAAAGATATGCAAGTAGACCATGTAAAACCACTAAGAGTAGGAGGGAACGATGACATTTCGAATATGCTTCCAGCATGTAGAAGCTGTAATCATTACAAAGCCGCTCTTGATTTAGAGCAGTTCAGAGAATACGTATATCAGATTCCTAAAAGATTAAAGAGAGATAGCGTTCCATTTCAAGTCGGGGTCAGATTTGGAATCATAAAATATTCTGATGAGCCAGTGAGATTTTATTTTGAGGAGGACTAAAGATGGAAGTACCAATTTTCGAAAAGGAGGAAGAGACATGATTACATTCTTATTAGGATTCGCCCTTGGAATCATAGTCGGAGTGGTCGGTCTTGTATGCGTAGCGATCATGTACGATAAACACCACTCAGACAAATAGAAAGGAGAATGGTATGTTGACAAGGAACAAAAAGCTGAAAGACTACGGTATTCCAGCAGAGGACATTGAAAAACTGAATACGATGCTGAAAGACTTCCCGGCAGAGTACGGATACCTGCTTTCCAGTGCTGCCTTGTCAGCTTGCCCGAAAAACACGGTGATAGCGGATATGGTTATCGAGAATATCCTACACCGGAAAAGCTACAGGAAAATCAGCAAAGAAAGATATATCCCGATGAACCCGAAAGACTTCTACGGATACAGACGCAAGACCGTCGCTGTACTGTATGAGAGGATGCGGTTGTTGGGAGTGTGGGAGGATGAATAAATGCGTTTAATTGATGCAGACAAAATAATTGACTCTCTTGGAAATTCGGATATGGATTTTGCAATAGGTGCAGTTATTGACGAACAGCCGACAGCTTTTGACATTGATAAGGTTGTGGAGCAGTTGGAAACAAGAAAGACAAGAGCTGCCGCATTACAGAAAAAATATACATCAGAGTATTTTGAGGGTGAAACTGATGCGTTTGAATTTGCAATCAAAATCATGGAGGAGAGTGGAGTTGAATGAGAGAAATTCTTTTCAAGGCAAAGCGGATTGATAATGGAAAATGGGTTGAGGGATATTATACGGAATGTAATGGCAAGATATTTATTGGCATTAATATATTCATTTACAGTGATATATTTGAGGTTTTTCGTACTCCCTTAATTAGGTGGTTTGAAGTTGATCCAGAAACCCTCCGCCAGTTCACGGGACTTTATGACAAGAACGGCAAGAAAATCTGGGAAAATGACATTTTGATGGCACACTTGGACGAACTTTACCCGGAAGATGTGACATATGAAGCTATTCAATGGGGCATGGCAGGATGGGTAACACGCGAAGCCGGTAGCATAGACAGACAATATCTTGATAAATTTGATCTGGAACATTATGAAGTAGCTGGAAATACTTTCGACAATCCAGAATTATTACAGGAGGAACACAAATGAGCAGTGCAAGCGTAAGATTCGGAACAAAAGCGTATGTATGCGCAAGGTACTTCCTTAGACCAGGAAAGTGCTTCAAATACATCGACCAGCGTGGAGAAGATACCACGGAACACATCTATGAGGTCATGGCATTATATTCATACTGCGTCCTATTAAGAGATACCAGAAACGGAGTCAGGACTTGCTCGGGGTATAATACTTTAAGCCTGATGCTGAGAGGAAGTGAAGCGAGTGAGTAAATCAGTATTAGTGATTGACACACCAGAGAATTGCGGAAAATGTAAATTTATAAGCGGATTTTGGTGCAGAGCGATGGGTGACAGAAGAGTTCCAAACAATGATGCAATCCCCGGATGGTGTCCATTGAAGCCATTGCCGGAGGAGAAAAAAGAGGAATATTGGAGAAGTAAACTTAGTCTTGCATGGATTCGAGGTTGGAACACTTGTATTAGCAAAATTAAAGGAGGAAACGCAGATGATTGATTTAAGAAATACATGTATCTTGGTTAAGACAGAAGAAGAAAATGAAATGCTTCTCAAAGAAGCTGAGAAACAGGGATTTCATTGGTATTCGAAAGGCAATTGTAAACCATTGCCAGGACAACATTTTCCAGATATTTTAAAATTTTGTAATAACAAAGATGTGGTGCACAGCGCACGTATCGGAGTAGAGTGTGATGCTTTCTACGAAGCCTCAGAACTTCTCGGGACGAAAGAAATGACGGCAAGAGAGTTTATTGAGCGGATTGTAGATATATGCGGTTGTATCGGTAGTTGGCGTGAATGTTCGCAATGTGTGTTTGATGCAAATAATACTAAGTGTAAGAAGGATTTGTGTAATGTAGGTAATTGGAAAAATAATATAGACGAAATCCTTGAAATTGCGAAAGCAGGAAGAACTACAATTTTTACACCTGAAGAGAAAGAAATTAACACACTTGAGAAATTTATTAAGAATCCAGACCGCACGGTATTGAACGATGAATTTATTGAGTCTTTGAAGCTGGCAGTTGAGAAGCTGAAAGAGGTGAAGTAGATGGAGAGATTAACAAAAAGAGATTTTTCAAGAATCACATATAACGAACGCCGAAGCATTATGTGCAGTTCATATTGCGATAATTGCTCAAAAGGGACAGGAGATTGCAATACAATGAAAAAAATGATTAATAGATTGGCAGAACTTGAAGACTTAGAAGAACAGGGCTTATTTGTGAGGTTGCCAGCTAATAATAAAGAAATATATATTATCTCTTCCAGATGGACAGTCTGCTCAGAATGTGGTTCAAGATTTGATGAATACAGTTGTAGTGGCTGTGAATACGAATGTGATAGTAAAAAAGAATATTATGTGTATCCAACTTATCTTTCGTCTATAACTGTAAGCACTTATGTTGACCGATTTGGTAAAACTGTATTTCTTACCCGTGAAGAGGCTGAGAAGAAGCTGGAGGAGATGAAGAAATGAATAGCAAACCTACACCAGACATAACACCAAACCTTGCTATATCAGCATACCACGTACTACAGCAATATTGTACTGGACAGCCAGCGGATTGCAAAGGCTGCGGATTCTACGAACATTGTCCAGAATGTTTTCGAGGCATGCCATGTGACTGGAGTTTGAATGAAGAAGGTGAAATAAATGAATCTTAGAAAAGCTACACTAACCGACTATGGAGTGCCGCCGGATGATATACCGGCGCTTCAAAGTCATTTTAGACACCTTGACGAGAATGACAAGTACAATCTTCTGCAAGTGTCAATCAAATATGCGCCAGGCATAGAAACGCAGATATACGACAGTATAGTGAACTGCATAGGATACCGGACAATGGAGCGATTCCGGTATATACCGGTATCTGAAAATGATTTCTACGGATACAAGCGCAGGATCATGGCAGAATATTATCATTTAGCCAAACTGATTGGCAGACTTTAAAAAACTTAAAAATTTATAAAAGTGGTAGAGAGCTAAATCTCCCCAGTGTGGTATTATATTTGTATATAACTGCTATACTGGGGATTTTTTTGAATTGAGGTGATGACATGGCGAACTTAAAAGCAGTTACAAGAAAACTCCAAAAAGCTATATTATCCACCGGATTAATTATAAAAATCGGAACATCACAATTCTACAGCCATGAGCAGGAACGATTAATTACAGTAACGATCATATCAACACCAGTGCTTAGACCAACAAAACGTGGTGAATGGAAAGATTGTGATTATGAAATATTACGAACTGCATCCCAGTATGATGTGGTCATGTGTCTGAAAGAGATATGGGAGGCGTGCCAAGAATGGAAATAGATAGAGGTGATTAGATGGACTTGACGCCTAAACAGAAAGCGTTTGCAGATGAATATATAAAAAATGGCGGAAATGCATCTGATGCCGCAAGGAAAGCCGGATACTCTAATGGAATCATTAGGAATGCGACAAAAAAACTGTTGGAAAAAGATTGTATTTCTGCATATATAGCGAAAAAGCAGGCAGAGATCGAGAAACAAAATGGAACTGATATCATGTCTCTGGCAGAAATCCAGCAACGCCGCTCCATGATTGCAAGGGGCGAGCTGACTGATTCATTCGGATTTGCTCCGGACTTCTCCGATCAGCTAAAATCCATGAATGATCTGGAAAAAACACTTGCGATAAAAGAAGCCAGAGAAGAACAGCAGAAAGCAGAAGAAAAAGCCAGATTGCAAGGTGAATACCACATTGACCTGAATATTGTCCCGGACGTATTCCATAAAATGATTAGGGATATTCGAGCAAAGAAACATAGTGAATACATTCTCCCCGGCGGGCGTGGATCCATGAAGTCATCGACAATATCATTGATTATACCGGAACTGTTGAAGAATAATCCGAACATGCACGCTCTGATTCTGCGAAAAGTCGGAAATACTATCAAAGATTCTGTTTATGCTCAGATGAAATGGGCTATTGATAAATTAGATCTAAATGAGGAATTTACATGCAAGGTATCCCCTATGGAGATTACGTATAAGCCCACTGGACAGAAGATTTACTTTCGTGGCGCTGACGATCCATTAAAGATTAAGTCTATTAAGCCAGAGTTTGGTTATATCGGAATAGTCTGGTTTGAGGAGTTAGATCAGTTTTCTAACCCAGAAGAAATCCGAAACATTCAACAGTCTGCTATTCGTGGTGGCAATGAAGCGTATAAATTCAAGTCATTCAACCCACCTAGGAGTAAGAATAATTGGGCGAATGAATATACAACAGAAGCAGAAGAAAAAGATGAAAATGTAATGGTTGTGCATAGCACATACCTTGATTTAGGGATTGAACAGGAGTGGCTTGGCGACGTATTTCTCACAGATGCCGAACATCTAAAAGAAGTAAATCCAGATGCTTACGAAAATGAGTATCTGGGAAAAGCCAACGGAAATGGTGGAAATATCTTTGAATACATCGAAGAAAGAACTATCACGGACGAAGAGATCAGCCATTTTGATAGAATTTATCAGGGAGTTGACTGGGGTTGGTATCCGGACAAATATGCTTTCTCCAGAATCTATTATGATTCAGCTAGAGAAACAATCTATTTCATTGACGAGATTTACGAAAATAAAAAATCAAATGAATGGACTGCGAATGAAATCAAACGAAGACAATACGATGATTACGAAATTACTTGCGATTCTGCTGAGCCTAAATCAATCAATGATTACAGAGATTCAGGACTCCCGGCAAGAGGAGCAATCAAAGGGCCGGGAAGTATTGAGTATTCCATGAAGTGGCTGCAAAGAAGAAAACTTGTGTTTGATCCGAAAAGAACGCCAAATGCTTGCAAAGAGTTTAAGAAGTACGAATACGAACGTGATAAAGATGGAAATATTTGCAGTGGATATCCGGATAAAGATAATCATTTGATAGATTCTGTCCGGTATGGCTCAGAGTCATTGTGGAGAAGAAGGGGGTACAGTGCATAATGAGTAGAATAGGAATAGAGCTACCGAAAGAGTATTCGGATAGATTTGACAAATTGCGTCAGAATCGAGTAGAAGTCAGCTTTTACAAATATGGCACAGCAGCAGACAACTTTGGAATGAAATTAGTAGATGCACTTGAATCACACGATATGTGCATTAAAAAATATAAAGAAACTGGAAACACAGAATATCTTTGCGATGCAGCAAATTATCTCATGTTTGAATTTATGTATCCACAGATTCCGAATGCATTTTTCAAAGCAACAGATAGCGGAGAGAGTGCCGGAGTTGCCGGGACGCCAATAAATCAGCTAAAAGAAAAATGGTGACTAAATGGGACTAATAACAACACTAAAAAGGTGGTTTAACATGATATTCAAAAAACAAGCCGAAGAGGACTTTAATATCCAGGCGGCAGAATTTCCAGAAATGGAATCACTGATTAACCGGTGCGCGAACATTTACAGGGGAGTTCCGGAATGGTTAGATGATAAGAATAACATCAAGACGATTAATTTTGCTAAATCTGTCTGTTCAGAAACAGCTCGGCTCGCAACATTGGCGATTGGCATTCAGATAGATGGTTCTGCAAGGGCAACATGGTTACAGGGGCAGATAGATAAAATATATTTCCAAATACGTCACTGGGTAGAATATGGATGTGCTTATGGAACGGTATTCATTAAGCCGAACGGCGAGAGCCTTGACGTATTCACTCCGGCAGATGTGATGATTGTGGATTACGATAATCAGGAGATCAAAGGGATTATATTTAAGGATTCTTATACAGTTGGACGGAAATACTATACACGGCTTGAATATCATAGATTTGTTGAAACCACCGTGGACGGCGTGACGACCTATCCGTACTACGTTTCCAATAGAGCCTATGTATCAAAATCTCCTCAGTCAATCGGTGATAAGATTGACCTTAAACAGACCAAATGGGCTGACCTTATGGCAGATACACCGCCGATACTCAAGGCAAACGGTGAGAAGTTGGACGGACCGTTGTACGGAGTACTGCGGACACCACAGGCTAACAATGTGGATATCAGTACACCACTTGGACTTCCAATATTCGCTGAAGCAATTGAAGAGTTAAAAGACCTGGACATTGCATACAGCCGTAACGCCGGAGAGATTTTTGATTCTCAGAAGATTGTCCTGGCAGATGATAGACTACTAATGCCAAGCGGTACACCTGTATCAGCCATGTCGCCACAGGGTATGGAGAACAGACGAAACGAGATGAGCTTACCGCATTTTGTCAAGAATGTATTCGGGCAGGACGAGAAAGAGTTTTACCAAGAGATTAACCCGATTCTCAACACAGATACCCGTATAAGCGGCATAAACGCCCTCCTTGGACAGATTGGATATAAGGTCGGATTCTCTAATGGATATTTTGTATTTAATGAAAAAAGCGGAATACAAACAGCCACAGAGGTAGAAGCAGGACAACAGAGGTCTGTACAATTTATCAAGGACGTAAGAGACCAATTAGACAAAAGCATAAAACAAGTAGTATATGCGTTGAGCGTATATGCAGATTTATATGGATTGGCTCCAGTCGGTGCATATAAAGTTCAGTGCAACTTTGGCGAAATGGCATATTCTTATGAGAGAGACCGAGACAATTGGTGGAAGTATCGCTTACAGGGTGACTGTCCTCCTTGGATGTATTATGTCAAATTCGAAAATATGACAGAATCCGAAGCAAAAGCAATGGTTAAAGAAGCCCAGCCAGACGAACCAAAACTGTTTGGAGATGAGTAATCATGTTAAGCCCAGAATATTTACGCCGGATAACAGAGGGCAGTGAACAAATTGCGGAAGAATTGCATCAGTATATCATCTCTGAGATTGTATCGAGGATGATGGCAAGAATCGGCAGAGGTGAGGACTATATTCTGACCAATGCGGACGCGTGGAGAATCAGAACGCTACAGGAATCAGGTGAACTGTTAGAGGACATTCTGGCAGAATTATCCAGATACACCAAACGCGAACAGCAGGAACTTCTTGAAGCGTTTGAAGATGCCGGAATCACTGCAATGAACTATGATGATAAAGTATACAAGGCAGCAGGATTAAGCCCTGTACCGCTCGAACAGTCGCCAGCTATGATAAGACTCATGGAGCGAAATATGCTTGCGACTATGGGAGAGTGGAAGAACTTCACAAGAACGACTGCAAGTGCCGCTCAGAGACTCTATATCGAACAATGTGACCTTGCATATAACCATGTGATGACTGGAGCAGTTGGCTATACGCAAGCCATCAAAGAGGCGGTTAATAACGTTGTGAGTGATGGTGTTACGGTCACATATCCATCCGGCAGAAAAGACACGATTGAAACAGCAGTAGCGCGTTCTGTCAGAACTGGTGTGGCACAGGCCACCGGAGATATATCCCTAAAACGCATGGAAGAAATGAACTGGGATTTAGTTCTGGTCAGTGCTCACATGGGAGCCAGAACAGGTGACGGCGGTGAGAATCCGGGAAATCACGCATGGTGGCAAGGAAAGATATACTCTCGTTCTGGCAAGAGCAAGAAATTCCCACCGTTCTCATTGACCGGATACGGAACAGCAAGCGGACTGTCAGGAGTTAACTGTCGGCATAGTTTTGGAGCCAGTGATGGAGAATTTAATCCCTATACAGAACTATCAGCGCAGGACAAAGCCGACAAGGGAAAGCAGTATGAAAAAGAACAGCGGCAACGTGCTTATGAGCGAAGAATTCGCAAAACAAAGCGTGAAGTCCTTGGAATGCAAGCGGCGGTTGATAACTGCAAGGATGAACAGGCAAAATTCGCATTACAGCAAGACCTTGACAGGAAATCTTATCTTTTACAGAAGCAGAATTCAGCGTACAAAGATTACTGCAAAGACAATGATCTAAGAGAGCTGCAAGACCGACTTATGATAGCTAAATGGAACCGCCAGAACGCCGCAAAAGCCAGAGGAGCGGCAAAGAGATATAAAACAGCAAAGGGGATTGACTGATGGATAGATGGGAATATTTCAATCCTAATCCTGTTAAGGACAAGAGAACGGGAGATTGCGTTGTCCGGGCAATATGTAAGGCAACCGGGCTTGATTGGGAAACGGTTTTTACCGGATTAATGATACAGGCATGCGCTCTGTCAGATATGCCAAGCGCAAATTATGTCTGGGGAGCGTATCTCTACAAACATGGGTACAGACGCAAACTGATTGAACAATCAGAACGATATATCTATACAGTCAATGATTTTTGCGCAGATCATCAGACAGGCACATACATTCTCTGCATAGATGGTCATGTGGTGACAGTACAAGAGGGCAAATATTTCGATACATGGGATAGTGGTAATGAGATTCCGGTATATTACTGGGAAAAGGAGAGCAAATGAGCATATCAGAATTTGTACAGATTTTTCTTTCTATCTGCGGAGGGGTGTCTATTGTCGGAGGTGCGGCAGCCGTAATCTTTAAATGGATTACCCCGGCATTTCGGCTTAATAAGCGAGTTGAGACACTGGAAGAACATGATAAGCGAGATTACGAGAGTCTTCAGAGGATTGCGGAACGTGATTCATTGATTCTGGAAGTGTTATCAACCATGCTGGATAGTCAGATTAGTGGGAATAATGTGGAAGAATTAAAAAAAACAAAACAGAAGCTTACAAATTATCTTGCACAGAATCAGCGTTAATTGCATTAATAAGAGGTATGCTCATGAAATTATATGTGTTCACAAAGAAAGATATAGACAGGTTCTTGATAGAGTGTAATTTTACACCGGACGAAGAAAGACTATTCCGGTTGAGGTGCAAGGAATATACGCTCGAATACTGCGCCGAACAGATGAATGTGAGCATATCAACGGCAAAGCGGTTAAGCCGGAGGGTAAATAATAAAATAATCAAAGTGTGCTAAAAGGAGAGGCGATTTGCCCCTCCTTCTTTTTATACAAAATCTTCTTTTACAGCTCTTTCAAGCAATAAAATTACGTATTCTGGTGGATTTCTTTTACCGCCCTCCCAGTTTTCAATTGTTCTTTTGGGAATCTTATATTTTTCGGAAAAAGCTTGTTGGCTCAATCCGGAAAATGAACGAATTTCTTTAAACTTCATTATTTCTCCTCCTTGTCTAAAACTCTTAAATATTCGCGGTGTCCGTTCATGTTGTTATCCAGCGCATAAAAGCACGGCTTTTCGTTTCCCTGAAGAACTTCGTTTATCCCGCAAACCCAGCTCCACGGAGTTGTTACCATTAAGCTTCCCATGGAATTTTCGAACACTTCCCAGCCTTCCGGGACTTCCACTGTCATTTCGTCCCAGCAAGTAGCTGTGGGATGTGGCATTCCGTATGTGTAAATTTTTCTCTTTTCTGCTGCCAGCACTCCATAATTACAATAGATTTTAATTTTCATTCTTTTTCCTCCTGATTTGTACCTAATCAATAGTCACTCCATATTCATTTACTGCAGTTCTTTTTATGCAATATATTCTTTTTCGGATGCATTTACATCGTCCCATTTACTGCAGACGTACTTGTTTGCTATAAGATCTACATATCCACACTTATAAGAACCCTTAAAGGCTCTGTTTAAAGAGTAGCAGTTGATTGAAAGATATGCTCTTTTGGCGTCACCTTTCGTCCACTCTTTTACAGTGACAACACGGTTCACACCTGCTGTGATGTACTTATTTCCGTACAGCATTTCTTCAAGGTTTGCTGTAAGTTTTTCAATTAAAGTCTCTTTAACAACTTTCGCCTCCCTCCATGCTTCTTTTAATGCGGAGGAAATAGTTAATGCTGACTTTTTAACCAGTTCCCATGCTCTTTTCATGATTTTTGATAAGTTGTATTTCTTCATTTCTGTTTCCTCCTTGATTTTTTGTTCTTCCCTGTTTCTGATATTATAATACCACTCAGTGGGTGATATGTCAACACTTTTTTGATACTTTTTTGAACTTCTTAGATTGACATATCTGTGCAAAAATATAATCAGAAAGGCGGTGTATAAGATGGCATTATATAATAATCCTTATCAATATAGCTTTGGCGTCCCTGGGCAAATGAATCAGTTCCAGCAACAGCCTGTCCAGATGCCAGCTCAACCAGTACAACAGCCCCAGCAGAATAACAATGGTATCCTGTGGGTATCCGGTGAAGTTGGTGCAAAATCCTATCTGGTAGCACCCGGGACAAGTGTTTTGCTAATGGATTCAGAGAGTGAAAAGTTCTACATAAAATCCACAGATGTATCCGGTATGCCACAGCCACTGCGGACATTTGAATACCACGAGATAGGCACTCAGATGCCACCTAAACAGCCTGTTCAGAACATGGATAATAAATATGTCACCAGACAGGAATATGATGATTTAAAGGGCAAATACGAAGCTATCATAAACCGATTAAATTCTTTTTCTGAACCTGTTAGGGCTAATACCGTGCAGGAATCAGCAGTCAAGGGAGGAAACGCAGATGAGTAATCCATTATTTAACGCCCTCGGTGGTGGAATGCCGCAGGGAAACGGACCAATGCAGATGATACAGCAGTTTATGCAGTTTAAGCAGAATTTTAAGGGAGACCCGAAAGCAGAAGTTGAGAAGATGTTACAGTCCGGGCGGATTTCTCAGCAACAGCTTAATCAAGTTCAGCAGATGGCAGGGCAATTCCAACACATGTTGAAAGGAATGAAATAGTACATTACAATCTGGCCAGATTGATGTAAATACACAAAAAGGAGATTATATTATGGATGGAAATTATAGCTTAGCAGATATTGCCGCTGCTACTGGAAATGGTAGAAATAATGACGGCATGTTTGGTGGAGATGGTAGCTGGTGGATTATTGTTTTATTCATTTTTGCTTTCTTCGGATGGGGAAACAACGGCTGGGGCAATAATGGAAACGGCGGCGGATATGCAGCCACGGCAGCTACTCAGGCGGATATTCAGAGAGGATTCGACAACTCCGCTGTGATTAGCAAACTTGACGGAATCAACAATGGTCTCTGTGATGGCTTCTATGCCATGAATAATGGTATGCTTACCGGATTTAATGGAATCAACACAAACATCATGCAGACCGGCTTTGGCATTCAGCAGGCTATTAACGCTGACACTGTAGCAAATATGCAGAATACCAATGCGCTCCAGGCACAGCTTGCAAACTGCTGCTGCGAAACCAGAGAAGCAATTCAGGGCGTAAACTACAATATGGCGCAGAACACCTGTGCATTACAGAACACCATGAACAACAACACTAGAGACATTATCGACAGCCAGAACGCAGGAACAAGAGCGATTCTTGATTACCTGTGCAACGAGAAGATTTCTTCCTTACAGGCTGAAAACAATGACCTCAGACGTGCTGCTTCTCAGGATCGCCAGAGTGCGCTTCTCACAACTGCAATGGCTTCTCAGACACAGCAGCTCATTAATGCGATTAATCCAGCACCGATTCCGGCATATCAGGTTCCTAATCCGAACACATATTACGGATGTGGATGCAACACTGGATGTAATTGCTGATAACTTCATATTGAGAGTATCTTTCGATTGATTCGGATGTCGGCTTATGCCGTATTACACAGAGGGGCAGGCTGAGACCTGTCCTTTTGTGATATGAAAGGAGTATTTTTATGGCAGAATTTACAAATGTAGCTGCTCAGACTGTAGCAGCAAATGGAAACGTAGTATTTTCAAACACAGCAGTCAAAGGTTCTAACTGTATTCAACACAGAGAGGGAAGCGGAATCATTACCCTGAGAGGACTGACTAACCAGTGTAAAGCAAGATTTTTCGTGGATTTTTCTGGCAATATCGCAATTCCAACAGGCGGTACTGTCGGAGCTATTTCTCTGGCTATCGCAATCTCTGGCGAACCTGTATTATCTTCTCAGATGATTTCCACGCCGGCGGCAGTGGATCAGTACAACAATGTGTCCTCTGGTATTTATATTGACGTGCCTCGCGGATGCTGTGTTAATATCGCAGTAGAAAATACAAGCGATCAGGCTGTTTCTGTTGCGAACGCAAACATTGTCGTAACCAGAGAAGCGTAGGAGGTGTGATTATGAGAGATATTAAAGACTTATGCGCAAGAATCGAAGATGAACTTTCCAAAATCGCTGACAATGGACTAACCACTGGAAATCTGGAAATGACATACAAGCTGATTGATATGTACAAAGATATAAAGAACACGCAGTACTGGGATAAGAAAGCAGAGTATTACAACGCCGTCCTTGATGAAATGCGTAGCGGATACAATGACGATTACAGCGAACGTGGAAGAAAACGTGACAGCATGGGGAGATACAGTGCAAATGATGGCAGAATGATGCCAGATTACGACAGGAGCAGTTCTTATGCCAGACGCGGTGAACATTATGTCAGAGGGCATTACAGTCGTTCTGACGGACGGGATGCTTATGACGACTATATGACACAGAAACAGAGTTATCGTTCCGGCAAATCTGAAGACTGCAAGAGAAAGATGCTTGCTGCTCTGGAAGAACATCTGGACGAACTTACAACAGAAATGAGCGATATGTCCAAGGATGCAGAGTGCCGGGAGGAACGCGATCTTGTTAAAAGATACGTGGAAAAACTCCGGGATATGCTCTAAAAATACAAAAAGTGGTAGAGAGGTAGCTAAAAGAAATCTGTTATAATGTAATTGTGCAGTGGAAAGCACAACGGTTGTTTTAACATTTTCGTTTTAATCCTCCTTTCTTTAATTTAGTAGCTGGTGCGCACGCTTTAATGGAAAGTTAAACAGGTCCGAATCCTGTCGTGCGTATTTGCCGTCTGGCACGCAAGATGGCTCACCTCCTTGATTAAGGTTTTTATTATTCATACTTTTCTTTAAAAAAAGAAATAAATATCCGAAACAACTCGTGGCAGGCATAACACGATAAATACCTTGCTAACCCGGGAATCCGGGTTAATGGGATATAGCTCAGTTGGTAGAGCATCTGACTGTTAATCAGAGTGTCACAGGTTCGATTCCTGTTATTCCAGTTACCCTGCCAGTGGTCTAACTGGCTTAATCCATTTACCTGCGGCGGCAGGTCAATAAACACGACCAGGAGGATGTTATGCAGAAACTTATTGACACATTAAAATCGTATGGAATCGAAATCCCGGAAGACAAACAGGCAGATGTGAAGAAAACACTCTCTGAACATTACAAGAATGCTAAAGAAGTAGCGAAAATTCTGTCAAAAGTCGAGGGTGAACGTGATGACTGGAAAGAACGTGCTGAGACAGCAGAAGAGACCCTGAAAGGTTTTGACGGTATCGACCCGGCGAACATTCAGACAGAGCTTGCTGGATGGAAGAAAAAAGCGGAGGACGCAGAGAAAGAATTCAATGCGAAAATCTACGAAAGAGATTTTGACGATGCTCTTAAAACTGCATTGGAAAATGTTAATTTTTCATCTCCAGCAGCTAAAAGATCTGTTACTGCTGATATCAAATCAGCTGGTCTTAAGCTTAAGGACGGAAAGATTCTTGGACTTAATGATTTACTTGAACAGATGAAACAGGATGAACCTGATACATTTGTAGATGAATCTCAGCAACAGGCTCAGCAGAATCAGGCAAGATTCACCACTCACGTTGGGCAGCAGCAGACACCGGGAAGCATGACCAAAAAAGATATCGAAGCGATCAAAGACCCGTCTGAAAGACAGGCTGCAATTGCTCAGAATATCCAGTTATTCCAGTGATTTTTTACACCGACTATACGACAGAGTATAGCCGCTAACCCAATACCTTAATAGTTATGGGTAGAAAGGATTTTTTATATGGCAGCAAAAGCTAATCTTATTATGACTAATGATATTCAGGTAAAGGCACGTGAGATTGACTTTGTAACCAGATTCGAAAGAAACTGGGAACACTTACGTGAAATCCTTGGTATCATGCGTCCAATCAAAAAGACACCCGGAGCGGTTCTTAAATCAAAATATGCAGAGGGTACATTACAGAACGGAAATGTTGGTGAGGGCGAGGAAATCCCTTACAGCAAATTCGTTGTAAAAGAAAAACCCTATGCAGAAATGACTATCGAGAAATACGCAAAGGCTGTATCTATCGAAGCAATCAAAGATCACGGTTACGAGAACGCTGTTCAGATGACCGATGATGAATTTCTCTTCCAACTTCAGACCAATGTTACTGAAAGATTTTACAACTATCTGAAAACAGGTACTCTCTCATTCACGGAAACCACTTTCCAGATGGCTCTGGCAATGGCTAAGGGTCGCGTAGAAAACAAATTTAAGCAGATGCACAGAAATGTGACTGGCGTTGTTGGATTTGTAAATATTCTGGACGTGTATGAGTATATCGGAGCAGCTGAGATTTCTATTCAGAACCAGTTTGGCTTCCAGTATGTGAAAGACTTCCTGGGATTTAATACGATTTTCTTACTGTCTGACAGTGAAATTCCGAGAGGAACAGTAATCGCTACACCTGTTGAAAATATCGTTCTGTACTATGTTGACCCGAACGAATCTGATTTCGCAAGAGCGGGTCTTGTATATACTGTATCCGGTGAAACAAATCTGATTGGATTCCATACACAGGGCAATTACCACACAGCAGTGTCTGAATCATTCGCAATCATGGGACTTACCCTCTTTGCAGAATATATTGACGCTGTTGCTGTCGGAACTATCAACACAACTCAGACACTTGGAACTCTCACTGTAAACTCCGCAGCAGGAAGTAAGAGCGGAGATACAAAAGTGACTGTTACTCCGGCAAAAGTAAGCGCAGGAAATGTGTACAAGTACAAAGTTGCATCATCTGAGACTTCCGTAGACTACGGACAGAATGTGAAGAACTGGAGCGCGTGGGATGGAGAATCTGACATTACCGCAACAACAGGACAGGTAATCACAGTGGTTGAGTGCGACAGTACCTATAAGGCGTTGAGTGCCGGACATGCGACTGTAACAGCAAAATGATGATCGACTAGGAGGTAACTGGCATGGCTTATGCAGATTATGAATTTTACACAACTTCATATTTCGGTTCAGTTGTGCCAGAAGCCGACTTCCCACGACTGGCGGAAAGAGCCAGTGATTTTGTGGACTTAATGACATTTGACAGGTTGGTGGACGGGCTGCCGGAAAATGAACGCTCTCAGAAGCGCATCAAAAAGGCAGTCTGTTCATTAGCTGAATTAATGTATCAGATTGAGCTTGCTGAAAAGAATGCTACCAATGCCGCCGTTAGTGGTACATCAACCACAATCGGGTCCGGTGGTAGCACAACAGGCATTGTAACATCTGTAAGTTCCGGCAGTGAATCCATCTCTTACGCCACACCACAGCAGATTGGAGCGAGTGCAAAAGAATGGAGTGCGGTGTATGCCGCCGCTGGGGACGTACAGAAAACGAACGACTTACTTCTTAAGACGGCTTTACCGCTTCTGATGGGAGTAAGGACGGATGATGGAATACCAGTTCTTTATGCGGGGATGTAAACGAAATGAATACAGTAATGTGCTTTTTAACTGGCGGACACAGATTTAAAAGTCCTGCTGAATCAAAATGTAATGACAAAGAAAAGACTTGTACCATTACGGAAACTTGCTGTAAATGTGGAAAACAGTTTTCATTTACAGGTACATACAAACAGTTTGGTATTCCAGATGTGAGGTGAAAAGAATGGATATTTCAACATTAGGCTCATGCGTAGCAATCGTTATGATTTGCTACATTGCAGGAATGGGCTGTAAAGCATCAAAAAGAATCTCTGATGAATGGATTCCAGTAATCATGGCGGTTATTGGTGGGATTCTTGGAGCGATCGGAATGGGAATTATCCCGGATTTCCCGGCAACGGATTATATCACGGCAGTTGCAGTCGGTATGTTTAATGGATTGTCAGCTACCGGTGTGAATCAGATTATCAAGCAGACAGTGCAGAAAGAGTGATTTTATGGGCGGACGCGGCGGAAGTAGCGGATTAAGTAACGAGAAGCCAGTTTCTAAGCTTATTGCGAAGGTGTACTTTAATTCTTCAAAGAAAAGCGACGCTTTAAGAGGGAGTGGAACTGTTAAGAAAGACAGTAAACTTGAGAAGGTCATTAATTCAGAAAACACTAGCTACTTTAAGTCAATCAAGACAAAGAGTGAAGCAGTAAAGACAATGAATTATATAAATGACAGATTGAGCGAGAATAAAAGGAAAATCGCAAAACTTGGAAGTGCAGAGGCGTTATTTAAAAATCAAAGGCTTGCTATAGAGCATCGAAAATTAGTCAATGCCAGTACAGCCATGAGAGATGAAATGCACAAATTTTCAAAGGCTTCTGAAAAAGGCGATACAAGTGCTTTACACGATACAAGCCGTACTACCACCACTTATGACAGAGCTAGAAAGCGCAGAATGAAAAACTTTGATTCGTGGTTCTTTGGAAGTGGAAAGAAGTAATCTATGGCAAACCGAGAGACAAGTATAGCTTACGAAAATCTGAACCGCCGTATCTTTCCCGGTGTTGGTGAATATGGCATACCACAGATACACCCAGAGATATTCGAAGGGAACTGCGAATTTATCGGTTTTAATTACGCAAGAGGTAATTGCAAGAACCCAGAAGAGAAAGTGGTGCATTTCTTCTTGGATGATTACCAGTTTGATGCGTTGTGGAGAAATCCAGACAGGTACGTGGATAAGCTGAGCAAATTCCGGTACGTTTTGACACCGGATTTCAGCACCTACACCGATTTCCCTAAGGCAATCCAGATATATAACCATTATCGCAAGCACTGGATAGGTACATATCTGCAAGAATATGGTTGCCATGTGATTCCAACAATATCATGGAGTACGCCGGACTCATACGAATGGTGTTTTGACGGTGAGCCAGAGGGCGGCACGGTGGCGGTCAGCTCTGTTGGCTGTATGAACAGCAAGAAAAAGAAAGAACTATTTCTTTCCGGCTACGATGCCATGATTGAGAAGTTGCACCCAGAAAGCATTATCTTTTACGGGAAAATGCCGGAAGAGTGTAAAGGCAATATTGTCCGAATAAAATCATTCTCTGATAGATTTTCAAAAGCAATATGTGAAGGATAGGAGGGTATCATGTACGAAAAAACGGTGACGATTTTTGATTATTACGAAAGTGCCACAACTGGAGATGCGTACTGGTATCCTCATGTTTTATCCGGTGTCGACCTGATTACGGATAAAGGAGCAATCCTTAAAAAGTACGGGCCAGACGTAACTGACAATGCACAGTTACACATCCGATATACTGTCCAGAATGGCGATATAACCATTGCTGATAAAGACGGCAAAATTCTCCCATGGGTGCCAGTTAAAGAGTGGAAAAGGCAGATTAACAACGCTCTGGAAGACACTATCACATTCTCAGATGAATCGTTCTTCTGGGAGGGTGAGTGGACTGGTGGAATAGTAACCGATGGCGATTACCGAAATGGATTTTACCAGTACATGAACCAAAACAAAGACAATGTATTCAAAATCACAAGCGTGGGTGGACCGTACAGCCTGATTCCACACTTCGAAATTCTTGGTAAATAGCATGAGCAGAACAAAGCATTTTAAAGGTTTTTCTATCGTTGATGGAGACATGAAAGTTAATCTGAATATGAGTCGTTTTTCAAGGCAGTACCAAGAAGCTCAGTATCTCCTTGACGGAATGGTAATGGACAGCATGATTCCATTTATGCCAATGATTACATCAAACTTTATTAACCGTACAAGAGCAGAAAGTACATCTTTACAAGGCAGTGGAAAAGTATGTGCGGCGGCGGCTCCATACGGGCGTTTTCTGTATGAGGGAAAAGGAATGGTTGACGAAGCAACCGGAAGTCCCTACGCAAGACGTGGAGCAAAAAAAGTACTTGTTAGTCAGTTCTCTGGTCAGACAGCCGCAAAGGAAAATCTTGAATACACCAAACAGGCTCACCCACGAGCACAAGCCCATTGGTTTGATGCCGCAAAACGACAATACGGTAGCACATGGATACGTAAAGTAAAAGCACAGGCAGGAGGCGGTAGACATGGCAGATAAACCTATCGGTAAAGATGCAACCGGATATGAGATTCTGACAGATGCAATGAAAGCACTTCTGAACCAGTATCCCGGATTGTATCAGGGTGAAAGCATCAAGTTCGAAGAGCTGAACAAAGATTCCGGAATCGCTTTCTCGGCAGACAACGGCGCCTTGATTTATTCAGAAAAAGAAGATGTTTGTGGAACAATGCATCAGGTATGCCAGTATCCATTTTACGTGGTATACCGCACAGCATCAGACAAAGAACGGCAGAAGTTATCTGTTCAGAAGTTTCTGGATAATCTCGGTAAATGGATATGCCGGGAACCAGTTGTTATAAATGGCTCTGAGACGCGTTTAAATGCTTTTCCAGAGCTTTCACAGGGGCGAGTGATAAAACGTATAACCCGTGACAACTCCTATGGTTTAGAGCCGCAGGAGAATGGCGTACAGGACTGGCTATTACCCTTGTCAGTGCGCTACGAAAACACTTATGAAGTAACATAACGTAACAACCGGCTATCAATTGAAGATAGTCGCTAACCTACACAGCCTTTTAAAAGTTATAGGCAGAAAGGACATTTCTATGGCAGTTACAGGCAAAATTGACCGTAAATACATGGCTCATTATATTGATGCAGGTTCCCTCTGCGGAGGGCTGACACCAAAATATGAGCGTCTTGGAAAGGATCTGGAAGAGTACAATGTAGAACTCAACCCAGATACTGAAACATCTAAAAACATTCTTGGAGATTCCACATTCAAGCATAACGGCTATGAAGTTTCTTCTGACGCTGATCCGTTCTATGCAGACACTACTTCCGATCTGTTCACAGCATTACAGAAGATCGTAGATGGACGTCTCAAAGACGATAACCTCAAAACAAAAGCAGTTGAGGTTCATCTCTGGACAGAAGCCACAGCAGGCAAGTATGAAGCGTATCAGCAGGAATGCTATGTTGTTCCAACAAGCTACGGCGGTGATACATCCGGCTATCAGATTCCGTTTACCGTGAACTACGTTGGAGAACGTGTCAAAGGAAAATTTGACATTACTTCTGGAGCTTTTACAGCCGATAGCGAATAATTTTTAGGAGGGTATAGAAAATGGCAAAAACAATTAACACAAACATTGATGATGGATTTCTTATTTTTACATTCACAAACAAGCAGGGAGAAGTATTTTCTTCATTTAAGATAAACCCTACCGACATTAATGTTGCAGCAAGAGCGGAAGAACTGGAAACTTTCTTTGAACAGGCTCAGGAATCTGTTAAAAAGGTTTCCTCTGGTAAAGAGATGGCGGAGATCAATAAGCAGATTGAGGATAAAATCAATTATATGCTCGGATACGAAGCGTCTAAGGATTTGTTCAAAGAACCAATTACCGCAACAACTGTGTTTGGAAATGGTCAAGTGTTCGCCTATATTGTACTTGATAAGATTTCAGAAGCAATTGCACCGGAAATCGAAAAAAGAAAGGAAAAAATGCAGGCTACTGTTGATAAGTATACGGAGAAATACACAAAATGACCGCTTACGAGTTACCCACCTCACTAAATATCAGTGGGGTGGATTTTTCTATCAGAACAGATTTTCGAGCGATTATTGATATTCTCATTGCAATGAATGATCCGGAATTAGACGAGCAGGCAAAAGCAGTTGTTATGTTGCAGATTCTGTTCGAGGATTGGCAGAATATACCGCCAGAGCACTTATCTGAAGCCTGTCAGAAAGCATGTGAATTTATTGACTGCGGACAGGCTGATGACAACCCGAACAGGCCAAAACCCCGTTTGATGGACTGGGAACAGGACGGAGATATGATTGTACCAGCAGTAAATAAGGTTGCCGGAAAAGAAATCAGAGCCATTCCGTATATGCACTGGTGGACATTCTTCGGATACTTCATGGAATCCGGTGAATGCTTGTTTAATACGGTCGTTGGAATCCGTTCAAAAAAAGCAAAGGGTGAAAAGCTCGATAAATGGGAAAAGAAATTCTATCAAGAAAATAAGAACATTATTGATATAAAAACACGTCTCAGCGATGAGGAGCAAGCTTACAAAGATAAGCTGAATGAGATGTTGAACCTCAAATAGTTAGGAGGTGGACGCATGGCTGCTGATGGCTCAGTCATTATTGATACCAGAATGGACACATCAGGCGTGCAAAACGGTGTATCAGCAATCAGACAGTCTTTTAACGGACTTGGCAGCGTAGTAAAAAAAATAGGCATACTGATTGGCGGAGCATTCGCAATTGGAAAATTGACCCAGTTTGGAAAAGAGTGTGTAGAACTTGGCTCCAATCTGACAGAAGTACAGAACGTGGTCGATGTTACGTTCACAACCATGTCGGACAAGGTAAACGAATTTGCAAAAAACGCTATGACATCTGCCGGTCTGTCAGAAACGATGGCGAAACAATATGTTGGAACGTTCGGAGCAATGTCTAAGTCGTTCGGCTTTTCAGAAGCACAGGCTTATGATATGTCAACGGCTCTGACACAGCTGACCGGTGATGTAGCATCATTCTATAACATCAGTCAGGACTTGGCTTATATCAAGCTGAAATCAGTATTTACGGGTGAAACGGAAACACTAAAAGATCTTGGCGTGGTAATGACCCAGTCAGCACTTGACCAGTATGCGCTTGCAAATGGCTATGGCAAAACCACATCTGAAATGACAGAGCAGGAGAAAGTGGCTCTCCGTCTGGCTTTTGTACAGAAACAGTTGTCTGCCGCATCTGGTGATTTCATCCGAACATCTGACAGTTGGGCGAACCAGGTGCGAGTGATGCAGTTACAGCTGCAATCTCTCAAGGCGACAGTTGGACAGGGATTGATTAATATTTTCACGCCTGTTCTGAAAGTAATCAATATTCTACTCGGTAAACTGGCAACATTGGCAAATGCTTTCAAAAGTTTTACGGAATTGATTACTGGAAAGAAGTCTTCTGGACAAACAGGTGCGAGTGGCGCAGGCCTTGCCGGAACGGATGCAATAGCCGACACAGCCGATCAATACGGAGAAGCTGCCGATAATGCTAAAAAACTGGCAGATGCGACAAATAATACAGCGGATGCAACTAAGAAAGCCACTAAGGCGGCAAAGGGATACCTTAGTCCTTTGGATGAAATAAATAATTATTCAACGGACAAAAGTACGGATTCATCGTCAAAAACGCCGAGCGCAACTGGCGGGCTTTTAGATCAAATGAAAGGCGCTGTTCAAAATGTTGATTATGGAAAGATAGCAGAGGGCGAGACAGTTCTTGACAAAATGTCAAAACCACTAAAGAAGATAATTGACAGGTTTAAACAGCTGGCCAAGTTAATCGCAAAAGGATTCTGGGATGGATTAGGAGATTACGAGCCAATTTTTGACGAAATAAAGAAAGATCTCGATTCCATATGGAAATCTTTAAAGGATATCTTCACTGACCCAGAAGTTACCAAAGCAGCAAATAATTTTTTAGATTCATTTGCATATGCAATTGGACAAGTTGCTGGCTCATTTGCCAGAATCGGATTAACAATTGCGCAAAACATTATAGGCGGAATTGAAAAGTTTTTAAAGCAGAACACGCAAAGAATAAAGAACTATCTGATAGATATGTTCAACATCGGTGCCGAAATTTCACAAATCGCGGGAAATCTTGCAGTTGCTTTCACTGATGTTTTCTCAGTTTTTGGTGGAGAAACCGCACAGCAGATTACAGCGGATTTAATCGGAATCTTTGCTGAAATCGGAATGGTTCTTACAGAAACGGCTGCAAAACTTGGCAGAGATATCCTAAACATGATTGCACAGCCTTTTATCGACAACAAGGACATTTTAAAGTCAGCAATCGAAGGTAGCCTCGGAGTAATAGAAACCGTAACAAGTGGAGTCTTAACAGTTGTCCAAAACCTTAGTGACGCAATATCAAGATTATACGATGAACATGTAAAACCGTTCTTTGATTCTATAGCAGACGGACTATCAAGTATACTTGAAACTCTAATAACTGGATATAACACATACATTCTTCCGGTGCTACAAGGACTGGCGGAACAAATCAAAGGGCTGTTAGAGGGACCATTAGGGGACGCGATTTTAAAGATAGAAACATTCCTCGGAAAACTCATTGATTCTCTGAAACTTCTGTGGGAGTCGGTGTTAGTGCCTTTAATTAACTGGATAATCGCGAATTTACTTCCGGTCGTGGCAGAAATAATTAACGTTGTAGGCACTGTAGCAATAAAAGTTATAAAATCATTGATTAAAATAATTGGCGACGTAGCAGATACACTGAGCGGAATTATTGACTTTCTTGTGGGAGTTTTTACAGGAGATTGGGAGCTTGCCTGGCAGGGAATAAAAGAGATTGCAGATGGAGCATGGAACTTTATCAAAGATGTTGTGTCAGGTGCGTGGGAGATAATTAAAACCGTAACAAAAGGTGCACTGAACATAATAAAGACCGTCATTAGCACTGCCTGGAACGCAATCAAGGCAGCGACTTCAACAGTCTGGAATGCCATTAAAAAAACTCTTTCCGGATTATGGAATGCTCTTAAAACCACGGCAAAAACAGTGTTTGACGCAATTAAGACCAAAGTTACTGGCGTTTGGGATAAAATAAAAGACAAGACATCCCGAACATGGGAAAGTGTTACTACTTTTGTATCTACTAAGGTTGAAGCAATAAAAACTGCTATTACTGATAAGTTTAATGCCGCCAGAGATGCAGTCAAATCTGCATTTGAAGGTATTGTAGATTTTATTAAAAGACCAATTAATCAGGCAATCAGCATTGTTAATAATGCAGTTGGAATGATTAATAATGCAATTGGTGGAATTGAATCGGCTTTCTCTTTCGGGCCTTGGGAAGTACCTACACCATTCGGAACAAAGAGAATCGGATTTCATGCAACATTTCCACGTATCGGAACTATCCCATATCTGGCCAGTGGTGCAGTTATTCCACCAAGGTCAGAATTCCTCGCAGTACTAGGTGATCAGAAAAAAGGTAATAACCTGGAAGCACCGGAAAGCCTGTTGCGCCAGATCGTCCGGGAAGAATCAGGGAAAGGACAGAGAGACGGAAATACCTATAATGTTACAGTTAATGCATCCGGCAGAAAACTATTAGACATTATCATTGACGAAGCGGAACTTAGGAGACGCAGAAACGGCGGTCAGAATCCATTCTTGTTAGGAGGTGTGTAAATGGCACAGGAACAGTTTAAGATTGATGGGGTCACTATAAAGGCCCCTGACACATACAAGCCAGTGTTCGCAACTACATCCACAGAAAGTTCCAAAAGGAGTCAGGATTTAGTTATGCACAACACGCCAATGGGAACCATTGCCGGATATGACATGGAATGGGGTGAGCTTAAATGGGGAGAGATTGCAACGATTCTCAACTCTATGATTAATAAAAGCCAGTTCACTTTTCATCATAAAGACCCTCGGACACCTGGCGAATGGATTGACAAAACGTTCTATGCATCTAATTTCAATATGGCAGCACAAACGCTCAAAGACAATGAAGAACGATGGACAGGATTAACTATTAATGTAAGGAGCATTCGACCGGTATGATTAATGTTACAAATCAGTTAAAAACAGAATCTCTCTTAAATAGTAACTATTATGTTACGGCAAATGCAGTGCTGCGTGATGGGACAACTTTAAAACTGGAAAAAGAAGATTTCTACCTTGATGGAAACGGCATTGTAGATTCTTCTGATTCCGGGGACTTCCCTGTTGGTGTAGCAATTGAGAAAACGGCTACTTTAGCATTGGTTAATGATGATGACAGATTTACAGGATATAATTTTGCCGGAGCACAGTTCACTCTATTTTTAAATTTGCAGCTGTCTGATAGATTGGAGACTATTCGCCGCGGCACATTCATCGTATCAAAAAAACCCGCCACGTCCGATGAGATCAATCTTACTTTACTGGATTATATGAGCAAGGCAGAGACAGATTACAACACAAATCTTACTTTTCCATGCTCTGCCAGAGAGGTTTTAGAAGATGCCTGTCAGCAGACCGGGATTGTGTTAGGTGACGCAACATTTAAAAACGCAGACTATCAGGTACAGAAGAAGCCCGAGAACACCACTTTCAGAGCAGTAATCGGTATGGTTGCAGCTTTGCCAGGTGGTAACGCTCGCATTGACGAGAATGATAATTTGCGAATTATCACTTTTGACGATAATACGGATACTATTACATTAGAAACAGTTCCATGGTACGACATTAATGGAAACACTATCCTTGACATCGATAGTAACGAGATCGAGACAATTCTCGAGCGAAAAGGATTTAAGCCAAATTTTATCAATAACCTTACTTATGATGTTGATGATGTAGTTGTCACCGGGGTCAAGTATGCAAATGATGAAACGGAATATAAGTACGGCACGGACGGGTACGTTATCACGATTGACAACAAGCTTCTGACAGGAAATGAGCAAGTCGGTGTTGACCTGATCGGAAAAGAACTTGTTGGTATGAGATTAAGACCATTCTCTTGTGACAGCATAGCAATCGGATACGCCACATTTGGAGATAGAATTACATTTTCCGACATTAAAGGCAATATTTACTATTCATATCTGACAGATGTAGACTTCGCATTCTCTGGCGGTACAAGCTTCTCTTGTAATGCAAAGAGCATGGAAGACATCGATGCTGACTATCCAGACAGCATGCAGGTCGAGGTCGACAACATAAAGAAAGATTCCGAGAAAAAGATTACTGCCTATGATGCAAAATTAAAGCAAATGAACGAACTGGCGGCCAACACCCTTGGATTCTACTATACGGAAGAAATTCAGGCAGACGGCTCGACGGTATCATATCGTCACGACAAGCCTACGCTTACTGATTCTAAAGTAATCTACAAGACGGGTGTTGATGGATTCTTCTTATCTGTGGATGGCGGTCAGACTTGGAAAGCAGGCTTTGACAGTAATGGGGATGCTGTTCTGAATATTCTTTACGCTATTGGCATTCAATCAAAATGGATTAATACAAGAGGTTTTACAGCAAAAGATAATAACGGAAATGTTACATTAAGAATAGACGCTGATACAGGTGCCGTCACGCTAGAAGTTGAAAACTTTACGCTAAAAAGCAGAACTATTGAGCAGATTGCTGAAGATATTGCGAACGAGGCAGTTCAAAACAATGTAACTGTCCCGAACTATTATGGCACATATACGCCAACGTTGCAGAATTATCCAGCATCCGAATGGGAAAAAGAAGAATATGTGAAGCATGACGGTTCGATTTTTATGAATTTTTCCGCAAGTGAAGTATATATGTTTTCTGGTACTGATGGCGTTTGGCAGGAACTGGACACTGAAAAAATTGTCAATTTTGAAACCGTTTTTAACGCTTTAACGGATAACGGTAAACAAGAAGGAATTTATATGCAGGACGGACATCTGTATGTAAACGCTTCTTATATTAAATCAGGTCAAATTTCGGCTGATTTGATTAACCTGAAAAATATTAATGTCACAAACAGTTCTGGGATGTCAACGTTTGCGATTGACAACTATGGAAATGTTACCATTAGGCCTAATACATTCGTTTTAACAAATGGCGATACGATATACAGCGTTGCCGAAGATAAAGCCTTAACAGCGCTATCAAGTGCGAACCGCTATACAGACAATGCGCTTGGTAATCTTGACATAGGGAAGATGTCTAAGCAAGAAATAATTGACGTGTTGAGTGACAACAGTAGCAATAAAGGTCTGTATTTGTCAAACGGCAATGTGTACATGAATGCTGATTATATAAATACTGGTGAACTAGCAGGATGGGAAGTTGGATATAAAAAACTTTCGGCAAAAAATGGCACATACGGAGAAGTAGTACTGGACGCTTCGACCGGAGAGATTTATTCAAAAACGAATACAGGGGTATATGTACCAGGATATGGTACACTGTATGGAACACGAATTAGAGGAATCAATCTTTATACAGGAACCCTACACGCAAGTTCAGTCTCAGTTAATACTAGCGTTTCAGCAAGCAACTTTTCAGCGTCAAGCAAAGTTACAGCAGGTACGCACATAGAGGCCAAAGGTCATTTTTACAGTATAGGCACAGGTACCGACCTCGCAGATTTAAGCGTGCGTGGCACGAAGAAAAGAATCCTGCCAACAAAAAACTATGGCACACAGGCATTTTATTGTTACGAAATGGCATCCCCCATGTTTGGAGACATCGGAGAAGCGTCCATATCAGAAGATGGCACATGTCTGATAGACATAGACGACATTTTTCAAGAATCTACCAATGTTGGGATTGAGTACTATGTGTTCTTACAAAAGGAAGGAGATGGCGATTGTTGGGTAGATAAAAAGGAACAGACATATTTCATTGTTAAAGGTACTCCGGGACTTAAATTTGCATTCGAAATTAAAGCACGACAAGCTGACTATGAGCACATGCGGTTTGCCGATGCGAGTGAGACGGCTTATGACAGAGCAATAGATACAGACATGCCGGAACCAGACTACGGCGAAAGCCTTGAAGTATCAGAACCAGATTATGAAAAGGAACTTTTTAATGACAGAAAAAACATTATTGACGAAATGGGGAAATTATAATGAAGAAAATTCTTACAAGTTTTATGAATCTTAGCACAGGAGAGGGAAGTCGTATCGCTTACACCTATTCTGAGGTAAACGAGGAAACAGGAGAAGTTGTCAGCCAGAATAATAAAGGCAATTTTCTTGTGATGAATGACGATGTACAGGCTCATCTTGATGCAGTTAAAAAATATATCCGGGACAAATATTTAGTATAAGGAGGAAGCGGTTATGCCAAAGTGGACAGATTATACGATAAAAACAGAACCCGCAGATAATGATGAAGTAATGGTACTTGATACAGCAGGCAAGGCAAACAAACGTCTTAGTTTGTCGGCGCTGTTGGGTTTTATTGAAAATAAAATAATGAGCAGAAGATTTGATAATTTAAACACTACTGACAAAACTGTTTTGGGGGCTATCAATGAGGTTGACAGCAATGGGAAACAGTTAAAACAGAGGGTTGATAATATATCAAATTTACCTGATGGTTCAACCACGGCAGACGCTGAACTTGTTGATATTCGAGTTGGTGCGAATGGAGTTACTTATTCTAGTGCAGGCGAAGCTGTACGCGAACAATTTAAAGGCAATGACGAAAAGATTAATTCATTAAAGGAAGATATATCCAACAAAATCACCAAATTCTACGCTAGTTCACAAGGCGAAACTCATCTTGCCGATTCTGACAATGGCAAAATTATGGATATGATGCTGTATGGGAAGTCTGAGCAGAAACAGTATAGTGGGAAGAATCTGCTGAATGCTACTTTGCAGACTACTACACAGAATGGTGTTACTTGTACCGCGAATGGCGATGGAACTTATACTATAAATGGTACAGCTACGTCGGATACTCTCTTTCATATAGGATATTTCATTTTTGAAAAAGATACAAAATATAAAATTGTCGGATGTCCTCAGGGTGGTAGCTTAAACACATTATATAGATTAGACGGTTCACTGAATGCTAATTCAGATACAGGAAACGGGATTGTATATTCCGGAGATGGAAACAAAAGAAATGCCAGAATTGTTGTGTTCAATGGGGCTACAGTAAACAACCTCCTCTTCAAACCAATGATAACCACTGACCTTACCGCCACCTACGATGATTTCGAACCCTACACTGGCGGCATTCCAAGCCCGAACCCTGATTATCCGCAAGAGATTAAAAGCGTTGTGAATCCTGCTATTAAGATTTGTGGGAAAAATTTATTGAAAGCCACATTGCAGACTACCACAGTGAATGGCGTTACTTGTACCAATAATGGAGATGGAACATATACGTTGAATGGTACAGCTACAACGATAACAACATTTGATATTGCACAGGACGTGTCTTGTAGTTCATTTAGACTTGTAGGGTGTCCAGTTGGGGGAGCTCATGATGCGTCTTACGAATTACAAGCAAGAACTAATAATTTGATTTATGGATATGATACAGGTGATGGTAAAAATATAAAAGCTGATGAAAATTTTTTCATAAGAATTAGAATAAATGCTGGAATTAATTGTAACAACCTTCTTTTCAAACCAATGATCGTAGATGCTTCCCTATACCCAGATGCCACCTACGATGATTTCGAACCCTACCACGAACAGACCGTCACCCTCCCATACACCCTCAATGCTATCCCTGTAAATTCAGGTGGTAACGTCACAATTGATGGTCAGCAGTATATTGCAGATTATGTGGATGTGGAACGTGGGAAATTGGTGAGGATGGTTTATGTTCTTGATGCCAGTGCAAATGCTGACATATTTCGCAATTATTGGGAAGGCGAAACAGACGGAAAACAATATTTAATTCGTACGGATTTTGCATCTCCTCCATTTCCAATAGAAGAAAATGCGCAAACATGGTGTAACAAATATAATTTGCTGTCGAATAATTTTGAATATACACGTTTTGATGGCTGTTTAGGTAAAAAAAGTTGCGTTTATATAGGGAATCCTAGAAGCATACAGATTTATTTGAGTTTATACAATCAAAAATTATCGACCATCAAAGAGCAAAGAGAATGGCTGAAAAATAATCAAACATATATATATGTTCCTTTAAACACTCCCGAAGAAGCTGACCTCACCACAGAAGAAATCGCTGCGTTCAAAGCACTTGTAACTTATTATCCAGTAACAAACATCAGCGTCAATTCAGAACAGTTGGACGGATATACAGTATTCAATTATCCAATTTCAATGGAGAACGGTTGGAACTATGTAAAACAGCAGATAGGCGATACGAGAGATTATATCTATGATATGGACGCACGTACTCAGGATACTGATTTACAGGCGGCAGAAGCCTATGTCAACAGCGAATACGCAGTGGCACTTACAGAATTGGAGGTATAGAAAATGTTATACAAAACACTCAAAAAACTCAAAGAAAGAAAAGGCCTCACAGACGACCTCAAGAACAAGATTGACGTATTTTTTGCAGTTGGGAGAATCACAGAGGAACAGTACAATGAGTTGATGGATGTTGGCAAGGAAGAAGAACCGAAAGCAGAAACTAATTAACTAAAGAAGGCTTTAGTTGATCTTTGTCAAACGAAAAATGTCTAAAATAGAATAAAAAACACCCTTTTACGGGGCACCATTTAACCTTATCCGGCAGGCAATCACCTGTCGGATTTTTAAATTGGTACAGAGATGCCTTAACGCTAAATGCTATAATCAGAATTAGGTAAGAATCTTTGCGAAAGGAGCGGGCAACATGACAACTGAACAAAAGAACGTCCTGAGAAATATTATTTATGCGGTCGAAACCGGCGGGCAGGTCTACGGACAGCAGGATTATTCGGACTTCACGGAAGCCTACACCAATTCTTCTGAAGAACACGCAATTACAATCGGAGCAGGACAGTGGTACGCAACCGAAGCACAAACACTTTTGAAACGGATTCATGATGCAGATACGGCACAATGGAACAGACTGGACAGTATCGGATTATGGGAGCAGGTGCAGGAGACAGACTGGTCTTGCTTTAACATTTCCAGAAACAGCCAGTTTGCAAATTTAATCGTTCAGCTTATTTCGTCCAAAATCGGCGTTAAATGTCAAGATAACCTTATGGATGAACAATTAGTCACCTATGCAGATGAAGCCCTTAAACAGGGCGTTACGGACGCTAGAGCGCAAGCCATGTGCGTGAATTTTAGGCATCAAGGCGGACAGGGAGCAGTAACGAGGATTCTGGCAAAGACTCAGAAACCATATACACTCGATAATCTCTATGCAGCCTGTCAGACCGACACAGGGAACCAAGTCGGGGCATATGAGAGCCGACAGAGATTTGTTTATAACGCGTTAAAAAAATATTTCCCAGAAAGTGAGGATAAGAGCATGAACGCAATTGGCAAATTAATCCAGACCGCAAAGAATGAAATTGGATATCTTGAAAAGGCAAGCAATAGTCAGCTTGATAGTAAGACAGCAAATGCCGGAGAAAATAATTACACAAAATACTGGCGAGATATTAAGTCGGATTATCAAGGACAGCCATGGTGCGCTGCATTCGTTTCATGGTGCATGATGAAAACATTCGGATTAGATACAGCAAAGAAACTTTTGAAACACTGGCCATACGTTTACTGCCCGACAATGGCAGATTTGTTTACTCTGAACAGCAATCCAAAAGTTGGAGATATTGTTATTTTTTATCGGAATGGCACATTTACACACACCGGAATCGTAATAAAAGTGTCAGGAGATCGGTTCTGGACAGTCGAAGGAAACACTTCTGGTGGCTCTACAATTATCGCAAATGGTGGTGGAGTATGCCAGAAAAGCTACTACAACAGCAACCTCCCGGGAACAAAATTCTGCACTCCAAACTACAGTTTAGTTAAAGATACAACACCAGTTTCAGACTCAGATACAGTCAAAAAACAGAACACCAGAGCCTACATTGCACAGATTAAAAAAGACACAAAATGTTATACAAAATCAAACAAAAACAGCTCATCTAAGCTGTTTCCAAAACTGAAAAAAGGTGCAGTTGTAGAGGTAATGAAATACACCGAAACAGACAGTTCCGGGCTGAAATGGTACTTCGTCAGAATCCCGTACCCGAATGATGATGGGTTCGTATTTGAGTTTGTCCCGAAGGGCGTATTTACCAGAATTTCAAAAATTTATAAATAAAAGCTCCCGGGGATAGCGCCCCGGGAATCATGTTTCTTATAACATATTGTATCATTTCGTTTTGTAAATCCTATTAGTTCGTTGGACACACGTTAGTCACAAATAAAAAAATCATTTCCTAATTGAATATCCTCTAAAGTACTGTATTTAAAGGACTTTCTGACATTTGCATAGTTCTAATTAATGCCCTAATTGAATACAATTAGAATAATAAAAATGAAATGAGTGAATTCCTTGTAAAATCGCTGAGAATGTTGATTTTACAAGGGTTTCACGCGTTTTTATGTTCTGAATTGTGATGAATAAAATTGATAAAATAAGATTCCGTTAGTCACAGTTAGTCACAAATGGGACTTTTATTTTCTCAATCTCTGTACGGAGTTCTTCCAATGTCCGGTGACCATAAACGGCGTTTGTAACATCACCGCCGAATGAATGACCGAGCATTCTCTTACGATCATTCTCCCTGACTCCATATTTTTCGCACAAAGCAGAAAAAGTATGGCGGCAGTCGTGTGGCGTGTGCTTCGGATCGCCAACAATTCCAAGACGTTCAAGTGTAGGATAGAACAGGGCGTTGCGGTGGTGCTGCTGAGTATATACACAGAGCTTCCCGCCTTGAGTAAGAACCTTTTGCTTAGCAAATTCGTATACCGCCGAATGAATTGGTACTACGCGGTCCTTTCCTGCCTTAGTCTTGATCCCGCCCTGGAAGTATCTCTCTTCCAAGTTAGTTGTCAACTTAAGCACTTCACCGATTCTCCAGCCAGAATAACACATGATTAATATAAGCTGCACTTCCGGATCAGCAGAATTCTTCCAGAGAATTTTTAATTCATTGTCAGAAAATGGTATTCCATGCTCAGTGTCGTCATCCGCGTTGACTTTTACATATAACGCCTTATTTTCCGTTACAATTTCTGAGTAGACTGCATATTTGTACATCTGCTTGAACAGTGTAAGAATTGCCATAAGGCTCTGACGTTTTAACGGGCAGTCATCAATTACCTTTTGCAGATCAGGCGCTTTTAAATCCTCAAATATACGATTATACAGAGCCGTGCAGTTTGAGTAAGCGGTCTGGTAAGCTATCTTTGAGCTATAAGAAAGTTTTGAACCCTCTGGAAACTTCCATGCGTAAAACTTCTCATATACCTCTGAAAACGTCAATTTCTTGATTTCCGGGTGTTTATCCTCGACACCCTTGATTGTATTGTAGTCAGCAATTAAACGAGTAACAAGGGTATCTACGTCCGTTGTAGGTGATATCTCAAGGTCTCGTTCCATCCCTGGCTGATATGTTCCTGCCTTGTATGCGGTCAGTACAGTAAATCCTTTAATCCAGTCGTCTACATAGCAGATTGCAGGCGGTCGGACGGGCTTTCCGGTCTTTTCATCCAGTACTGCCGGAGGATGGACCGCAAACGGATTCCTGCGGTTGCCGCCCAGGTACCGTATTGTTCCGAAACTGTTAGGGAGCTTCGGGTATTTCTTTCTTTTCTTCGCCATTTTTATTCCCTCTTTCTGTAGCTGTATTTTAGGTATAAAAATAACAGCCGAACAAACTTTCTGACTTGCCCGACTGCTCCGAAGATGATACAATATGTTTTGCCAGAATATTACATTTCTTCGGAGATGTATAAACGCCACCTCGGTACGCCAATGCCGGGGTGGTTTTTATTTTTATTCTATTTCTTCGATATCGACTGAATATCCGAGAACTTCTCCGACAGTTGTGCATTTTCCCTTTAGTGTGACTGTATCACCTTTTGCCATTGATGCGACTTTCGAACGCTGCTCATCATTTTTAATCTGGCACTGAACGCCGATTATCGCATATTCATCGTCAGGATAGAGGGAGATATATTTTCCAGATGAATCAATGTTCCCCAGTCTACCAGTGATTTCTAAGTATTGCCCTTTGTATTTATCAGATGCTCCAAGTGCGTTATCATCAAGCTGAGACATCATATCATTGACTGATACGGCTGTGTATTCAATTGGTGTAGGTGTATCAGTTTCTTTTGCAGATTCTGTCTTTGCAGATGTGCTGGAAGAAGACGTGGTGTTTGAATCCGAATTTCCACCAACGGCACCAATAACGCCAATGGCAACAACTGCTAAAACTACCCATTTGAGTTTTCCACCTTTTTTCTTACTCATAGAATTGCTCCTCCTAATAGCTTTATTCGCCACGCTTCGCACTTTTCATGCGGATTATGTATTTTGTACCGCTGTTTTTGCAATATTATGTAAAGTACGGTTATTCGTGGTATTTTTATTTTATCATTTTGAGAACGCGTTGTAAAGATTTAGAATGAAATAGAGTGATTTAGATGAAAAAGAAATGTTTTTTTCTATAAAATAGTGAGAGTTCATGTATATCATTGGCAGTTGCCAAGAGTCGGAATAGGTGGTATAATAGCAAAAGCGAACTAATGTTCGGTTCTATTTCCCACAAACCGGACATATACTGTAGTGTAGGCGGTAGTTGTGACAGGGAGGGCTATTATGGATTATAAGAAGGAAATTATTGAAATGATAGATAAAATAAATGATGACAGTCTGCTTGAATTCTTCTATAGATTCATTGCCAGAGTATTAAAAAACCGGGGAAATTAATCCCCGGCTTTATTTTTGGAATAGAGAGCATCTACGTAGCCATAAACTAACTGTTGGTCGTCTTTTGGAAGACTAGTGAGCTTTTCAATACAGGACAGTAGCTGCGGATTTCCTGAGATATCTGCGACTAATTCTGCATTGTCTGGCTTATGTTCCGTCCATCCCATTAAGTAAGCAGGCGATACGCCTAATGCCTTAGCATAGTCACGCACTTTCTTTATAGAAAGTTCTCTTGAATTTTCAACCTTATTCACGGAAGATCTTGACTTATATCCAAGTTTTAATGCCAGTTCTTCTTGCGTCATGTCTAAATTTTCACGGCACTTTCTAATTCTTTCTCCTATGTTCATGGAGTTTACCTCCTTTCTGCTTACAATGAGAGTATAACATGTGTTGAAAAATATTTCAACATTTTTTGAAAATATTGTTGACAAAAATATCAACACGGGTTATAGTGTTAAATGTAGACAGAAACATCAACAAAAAGAAAGGAGGAACAGGAATGGTTGATACTCCATTGCTTGAACAGAGAATTAAAGACTCTGGAAAGAAATATGGATATTTGGCTGAGAAATTAGGGATTTCAAGGCAGTATTTCAGAATGAAATGTAAGAACAAGGCAGACTTCACAAACAGGGAAACAGATATTCTCTGTAGTGAACTTGGAATCACATCACTTACTGAGAAAGAAAAAATTTTCTTTAAAAAGTAGACAAAATCATCTACAAAGTTCTTAACTAGAAAGGAAGTGAAAACAGTTGAGCAGATCAGCAAGGAGAAAATTCCGGTCCCTGGAAAGAAGAATTGCCAGCCTTGAATCGCAACTTCAAGACCAGCAACAAATTATTTCTTCTCAGTGTCCGAAAGTCCGCCCTGAATCACTTTTAGAACGGGCGGTTCGTGATGCTCAGTCAGGTGTTCATATTCCAGCATTCCGAATGAATCTAGGTAATCGAACATTATTTGAACAGAAGACTGAATAGATGTATTTACGGCATTTCTGATGATTTGGAATTGTTCTTTTGATATGCAAGGTTCGTCTTCCGGCAGACCTTGTAACAGGCTCTGAGCAATATTAGCGGAATTTTCCGACAGGATTCTTTCAACATCAGAGTTAATGACCGACATAAATTCATCATAAGTCATTTTTTTTAATACCTCCTTTCCAAAGGAGAGTATAACACAAAATCAAAAAACGAAACAAAGAAAGTGATTTGCGGATGACTTTGGGTTACGCAATCGCATTGAGGGATAAAGAACAAAGGAGGTGAAGAAAAATGTTAGACTGCACCGTCAGTGAAAATATTCTCGGTCAGGTTTCAGTTCAACTCGAAATGACGAGCCACGACTGGTCGAAATTAAAAATGTCCGGCGTGTGGAGTCAGGTGGAACAGATTCTAATGGAATCTGAAACACAAAGTAGCCGCTGCTTCCACCATATCCAGACAAACAAACCGGAAGAGACATGTTGTACAAGCTGTCGGAAGAAACGGTTTTTCCACCGATTTTCCGGTCTGAAGAAGCAACGATAGTTGGCAACTTATTGCATGGATATGTAATTCCGTTAATAACAATGGAGACATCTGTGATTGATATTACGGAATTTGAGAGATTGTCGAACTGGATATAAGCCAAAGCCAGTTGTTTTTCTGGGCTATATCCAAAATAAGGCAAGCTTAAATGAAGATTACGCCGTGATTGAAATAATTGCCAAGCAGTTCCAGCAGACCCTATTAACCCAAGGATAAAAGAAACATTTTCAAACGTAATGATTCCTTTAGCCGATTTTAAAATTGAAATAATTTGATTTATTTTAATCACCTCCCATCTACTGGGAGTATATCACAAGAAAAGAGGTGAGTATATGTCTGAAAAAGAAAAAAGAATCATTGAAAAGCTGAAAGACGCGATTCCTAATATGTCAGAGTTTGACAAAGGATATATTCTCGGTAAGACGGAAAGTTTTTCTGAGAATAAGCCAGATGATTCTGATAAGGCACAGAAAGAAAGTTCTTAACATGGAGGTGAAAACGGTTGAGCAAAACAGATATTCAGTATCTATTTGATTATGTA